CCTTATGTTCGTCCTGATGAGAGAGCAACCAATCGTCCAAATTATCAGGATTTGCGTCCATTAAGTCGTATGCAGGGATGATATAGCCTTGTGCAAACAGCGTATCCCGAAAAACCTGGTGTTGTAGACCATTTTCAAAGAGAAATTGTCCTAAAGAGTCGATGTCACCAAATTCTACGGTCGATAACGCTGCATAATCCATTATTTATCAGCCTTTAAACGCAATTCTTTATAAATCTCAGACAACATACCTTTAATTTCAGTAATGTCGGTTCGGTAATCATCTTTTGACACATAATCGTGAGGCATTGATCTCACATCCTCATCCAAACGATCAATACTCTTAGTAATGTTGTTTAGCACCCAACCTGCAAGTGCGCCACAGATAGCTACGATAAGATTAAAGAAAGTTTGAAATTGATCCATGTTATAAAACCACCCATCTTGATCCCGACGAAACCGTGACAGTCACCCCATTGTTAATGGTCATTGGACCGGCAGACATAGCGGATGATCCAACGGGTACGGTGTAACTTGTTGCTACCGTTTGATTGTTAATGACTAAACCATTCGTTGCATTAAGCGCAGATGCAGAGTAAACACCTGTAACACTTAAATTAGCCAAAGCTACGTTAGCAACACCACCGTTGTACCAAGTAAATTGATCGTTTGTTCCTACGCTAAAACGTCCGTTCCCGGTAACGTAATCAACAACAATACCGTCTGTGTACGAGCCACCAAACGTACTCTTGGAATAAAAACCATTGTTAGCAGTCGCTTGAATAAATACAGCGTTAGCAGGAGTCGTTGCACCAATAGATACGTTATCTGCTGTGCCGCCTGTAATCGTTACTGCATTGGCGTTTTGAGTCGCCATCGTACCCAAGCCTGTCACTTGAGTATTGGCTATTGAAATAAGTACGTTAGATGCGCTTGTAGCCTGTCCTTGAGCGTTAAACGTAACTTGAGATACAGAGTTAGCTAGACCATACGTAGCGGCTGTGACCGTTGTATTGGCAATGCTGATCGTGCCTGAACCTGTAATCGGTCCACCACTCAACCCCGTTCCAGTTGCAACGGACGTTACTGTGCCGTTACCTGTTCCGGGTGTATATCCTAGTGCTGTGGTTACGTCTGAGGAGGAAAGGGTAACGTTACCTGTTCTAGTGTTAAACGCAGTCACACCAGCGTTAGTTAATGTCACGTTTCCAGTTAGCGCACCGCCACCGGACAAACCTGTACCGGCAAGTACGTATGTCGTATTAGCGACCGCACCTGATACGTTTGCTACTGGAATGGTTGTCGATGCTGTAACAGGACTTGTATTATTTGCATACATATATCCTGTCAAACTGGTTACGGTAATATTCCCAAACGCCTCGTTTGTAGAACCGTTAACTTTTTGCCAAACTGTTCCGTTAAATACCGCCCAATCGCCTACGCTCCATAGACTGATACCGTCAAGCGTAGTTGTGCCAGCAGTGGATACTACGTAGTAGTTACCCTTTGTTCCAACACCAGATGTAAGTGTTGGATTGTTAGTGGATGCGTTCCAAGTACCTTGATACGCTACAGCACCCGCTGTGCCACCTCCACCGCCGCCAGCAACCTTTAGCATTTAACACTCCAATCAAAGTCCATCGCCCGGCGTGATGTACACAACCGCTGCACCTGTACTCACACCCGTAAAATAAGCATTAGGGACAAACGTCAAGATTTCATCGGTGCTTGGCAATAACGGAAACGCTTGTCCAGTAGTCGTTATTGTTGTTGCAGCATTGGTGGCATCAGATGCAGTGTTGCCATAACCTAAAAACACAACGGTTGTTCCGGCATTGATGATGCGATATTGATTACCGCCAATTGTGCTGTTAGTCACTTGCACAGGCGTAGGCGCAGTTACGTTAGCAGTAAACGTTACCGTATTGCCTGTTTTGGTAAATGCGTTGATGCCCATGATTGTCCTTACTCAGTAATTGCAGCTAACTGTTCCGCTGTCGGTTCAGGATTGCTGTTTGTCCAAGACTTGATGTAGTCACCTTTACCATAACTATCGTTCTGCAACATGATTGTTCCCAAAGGTGGGCAAAAATCAGCAGACGTTAAAGATGGATATAGCTTAATAATCTTGTCGTATAAAGTCATTATGCACTCCTTACCATTGCAGCTTGGAAGTATGTCGCTGAAGCTGTAGCATTTAATGCTTGTCCAGAAGCCAAGTATCCATAAAACTCAATGTAATCAGTAGAACCGTTTAAATAAACAATACAAGAAACGGTAGCTGTATTTTGATTAGACGTTGAGTTGTTACCTGATTTATAAATAGAACCATTTTTATAAATAGCAGGTGACATACTTGTTGCACTAGAACCAACCGAGAACTGACCATTAACCTGATAGTATCCTGCTACAGTAGGCGTAAACCTATAATTTGTTACAGCATCAAAGTTGCTGTTTGTGTCAAATTCTTTCGTTTGAAATTGTAGTTTTGTGTATGTTGCGCTTGATAAAGTTTGTGCAGAACTTTGATATGCGCTAAATGCAGGCGCACCTACGTTGGTCTGCAAACCAGTAGAGCTAATCGTTGCAATCGTTGTACCGTTACTTTGTAGTTGAAGCACACCGCTTAGATCAGCAGTAGATACCAATCCTGCCGATGTGCTTGCATTTATACTGGATGCCATGTCTTATGCTCCTGCGGGTTCAGGTGTGTTGCCTTCAGCGGGTTCGGGCGTGTTGCCTTCAGAAACCCATTTTAAATAGGCTTGATAATCTGCATTGTCTAAATTTTCGGGTATATGAATGTTTGTTCCTACAAGGTTAATGTTTTGTCCATTTCCCGTTTTAACTAACTTATACATTTTATAACTCCGCAGAGAAATCAATAAATGCTGTTGTGGTATTCACATTTTGAAATTGCAATATTTGTACTTGATTGCTTCCAGAACCAGAAGAAGGCGATACGTATATACCCATTGTTGTAAAAGGCGCAGCGGTTTGCTCAAAAGAAATAGCGGTTGCTGTTCCATAAGCAGATTGAAAATCACTTAAAGCAGAATAATTCAATGTAGGTGCTGTTCGCATAGAAACAGGCGTTGAAAAGAAAGTATCGCCATAAGTTGTGTTAATTGTTCTTCCCGTAGAAACAAGAACGTAACCAGCTGGGGATTGATTCTTATAACGAATGTAATAACGCTGACACAATATCAACTCACGCCCATAGTCACGCACATCAAATGATGTTGCTACTGAGCCTACTTCTAGTTGTACGCCTGTGATGTAGAAAGTTGCACCGTTAGTGCCAACTACGCTGACTGTTCCAGTTGGTTGAATGTAGTTTCCTGCCGCCCAAGCACCGGCTGTACCTAAAAATGTAGAACCTGCGCCTAAACCAAAACGTATTTGTAGTCCTGCTGAATTGTTTGTTGCCCAAGTTCCCGTTGTATCACCAGCAATTGATACCGTAATGTATGTCCAAGTATTTGCAGAAGGAACAGAATAACTAAATGGGTATGAACGATTTTCAGAACCGTTTACAAATGCGCCACCAAATGTACCAGTCAAACTAGAATAAACCCAAAACGATAGCGTTACAGGTTTTGCATTTGCAGTACCCCAAGCCAAATCAGCAACGTTATATCCCTCAATTATTTCTCTAACTGAAAAATAATCACTTGATCCAACAGAGTATGCCGATGATGAGGTTACGCCAAGATAATTAGTAAATCCAACCGGGGGCGTTACCGATCCAGCATTTTGTTGAACCGTGTACTTAGAGGTTTGGGCATAAATAGCATTCCATCTATCTAGCGTGTAAATAGTTGTGCCTGTACCCGTAGTAAATTGAGAGCCATTATTCCTCTGGTCAATCGTCATCGCACCATTGATAATGCGGTTCTTGAATCCTGTAGCGTTACCAGCACCAAGTATTTGACCGCTACTTGTGCTGACTGAATCAACATTTAATGTTCCGTATGCCATTTGTTTTCCTTAAAGCACAACCCAACGCTGACCGCTTGGGACAGTTACCGTTACGCCTGATGCAATCGTAATAGGACCTACACTAAATCCATTTGTACCTGTGGACATTGTGTAGTTTGACGTAATGTTTGTATTGTTCTGATAAATACATCCATTTGCACTTGCACCGCCACCACTACCTGATCCACCACCGCCTAATATCCAGTTTGAACCTGAATACGTAACGGAATAAATACCGCCTACTAATAATGAGTTACCGCTTAATGCGCCACCGTCTTCATTAACAATCGGTTGAGCCGCTGCAATCGTGACAGAATTAACTTGAACCGTTAATGTCGTTGCACCCGTATTTAAGTTAGAAGCCTTAAATAAAAGCTGCGTACCTGTGCTAATTGAGCTACTTGTAATCCCACTTGGGAAATTCAACACCACAACGTTAGGCGTACCTACATCCGTTGTGTAGTTACTATAAAGATTTAGATCATTTAAGTAACCAATAATTTGTGAAAAGTCAGCATCCAAGTACGACAGTGGGATAGTTGACCCTGCTGTTGCAAATGTATTGGCTACGCTGGAAACAGGTTTAGTCACTAGAACCTCACTCTTAATTCATGTTCGTATTGGAAGCCGTTGATAACAAATTCAGGTGATACAGATGTTACCGTTATTCCAAGGTATTTACCATACTGTTGAGCATCCGTTTTGTACAAGTTGTACCCGGTATTGCCCCATCCGATCACTACACCTGAATTGTTGCTCCAAGGAATTGTTTGCAACGAATTGTTTTGCCAAATCGCACTACTTGTAAGCGTATAAGGGCTGCTAGACCGATTTTCATTATCTACCGTAGTATTGAGTACTGCTACGCTAGAATTTGATGCTGTAGCCTCTATACCGATCTTTAACGCCTGTTTTGTTCTGATAGGATCGCCCATCGGAAGCAAAGCAGTTTGAATCCTACTGGTGATAGGCGTTGTAGCAGACTGATATAGGCGATATAAAGTCTTTCCATCCGTTCCAAAGAGCGTAATTACACCATTTAGCGGGACAGAAGTGATATATGTCAGATTATCGCCTTGAGAAGTCAAAAACCACTTTTTTTCAAAGAAAACAGCCTGAATATAGCGATATGACTTAGTAAATATCGCATCATAGTATCTAAAGTTAAATGCAGCGCACAAAATGTTGTTCAGCAGCACTTGACCTGCATAAATCGGGTATGTGAAGTCGATATTAGGGAAAATACCGTCTAAAGGGTCTGA